AGAGGGATAGGAATGGTGGCATCCGCTGGTATCTGGCAGCGCCGACACCGTGCATAGCGCTGGGATTTCTGTGCGTGGCAAGGTAAGCGGAGCGAGCATTAACGATGGCTGATGCTCAAACTAAATTTCGCTCTGATCAGGCTGGTGCTATTTCTTCTGTGTTGAGCGCGCCAATGGACCCCATTACTCGGCACCATTACGAAAATCTAGCGGCGGGCAAAGAATTCAGACACAAGGATGGCAGCGGCAAAGTTTCTACAGTTTATACCATCCAGGTAGAGATAGACGGCATACCGACACTGATCCCAACAGTATGGGACGGAAAGATTATAAATGACGAAAGAAAAGCAAAAAATCGGGCTGTCGATTCTGGTATAAAGTGGCCCCAGAGAGATACACATCAAGAGTTAAGAAAATTTGACCAGCAGATTCACGAAAATATGAAGGATATTTCTGCTGAAGAGGCTCAAGATATTTTGGATCAGAGCAGATAATGGCTGATAAAGACGACACACGCGCTGAACAGGAAAAGCTCCTCGGCCCGTCGCGCTACTGGCAGAACGAACTGGAAAAAGCCAGTCAGTTCGAGCGTGATTGGCGCGAGCGCGGTATGCGTGTTGTCGAACGCTATCGCGATGAGCGCAGCAATAGCGGCATTATCGGCCCACTCAGCAATCGGTTCAATATTTTGTGGGCGAATACCGAGACTTTGAAGGGCGCTCTCTTCGCTCGAATGGCGCAGCCCGATGTGCGGCGGCGTTTCCCTGATCCAAATCCTGCTGCCCGCCAAGTTGCAATTTTGCTTGAGCGCACACTTTCCTACGATTTGGATATTTATGATTCAACGCGCCCATTGATGGCGGCGTTGGAAGACTATCTGCTCCCCGGACGTGGTGTGGTTTGGGTTGTTTATGAGCCGATTATCGTTAAAGAAAAGATCAAGATCGAGATCAAGGACGATGATGTTGATTTCGTTGAAGAAGAAGAGATTGAGCGACTTGGCGATCAGAGATGTCGCTTTGAGTACGTTCATTGGCAGGACTATCGCGAGAGTCCCAGCCGTCGCCCAGAAGATGTAACGTGGCGGGCGCGCCGCCATCTCTACACTCGCGATGATTTAGTCGGACGTGGATTCAAAGATGCTTACGAGATTCCACTGTCTTGGACGCCAGATTCTGGCCACAGCGAAGATTTTAATGAGATTTATAATCGCGCCGAAGTCTGGGAAATCTGGGACAAGGTAACTCGTAAGCGTCTGTTTGTGGCGACGGGATACAAAGATGTGCTGGCTGAGGACGACGATCCTTACCAGTTGATCAATTTCTTCCCGACACCGACGCCGTTGATTGCGGTACGCACCAATAATACCTCAATTCCTGTGCCTGAATTTACGCTGTATCAGGATCAGGCTGATGAATTGGACCGCGTAACGAGCCGCATCGCCTATCTGATCGAGGGGCTGAAACGTCGCGGAGTATACGATTCATCGATTCCTGAATTAGCGCATCTCGCTATCGCTGGGGATAATGATTTTGTTCCCTCCGACAATTTTGCGTCGCTGGCCCAGAAAGGCGGTTTGTCAGTCGTCTTCCAGACGGAAGACATTTCGCAGATTTCCGCCGTTCTCCAGGGCCTTTATACACAGCGTGCCCAGGTTCTTCAGATCATCTACGAAGTGACGGGTATCTCAGACATCATTCGCGGCGGCGGCACTAGGGCATCGGAATCGGCTACCGCGCAGCAACTCAAGGCGCAATATGGATCAATGCGCCTGCGCTTGCGGCAGGATGCGATTCAGAAATACATCCGCGAGCTTTTCCGTATCAAAGCGGAATTGATCGCTGAGAATTACGAGCCGGATATTCTTCAGCGCATCACCGGTATGGAAGTGACCGATGAGATGCTGGAGATCATGCGAAGCGATAAGCTCCGCAATTATCAGATTGATATCGAAACAGACAGTACCGTGTTTGCCGACGAAGAGGAGATGAAGCGGACGCGGGTAGAATTCGCCAATGTGATTGGCTCTTTTCTTGTTAAGGCCGTTGAGGCGACTAGGGCAGCTCCAGAGATCACCCCGATTGCGTTCGAGATTCTAAAGTTTGTTGCCGGCGCTTGGAAGATTGGCCGCAACTTTGAAGACGTGATCGGCCAGACCGAAATCCAGGTGATGCAGCAGCTACAGGCAGCGCAGCAACAGCCGCAACAGCCACCGCCGGAGGAGAGAATCCAGCAGCAGAAGATCGCCGCAGAACTTGAGCGCGAGAAGCTGAAGCAGGAAGGAAAATTGGCTGATATAAGCTCTCGCGAGCGGAGCAAATCAGCAGAAATAGAAGAGGAGTCTCGTGCTTCATCAGAGCGCGTCCAGTCAAAAGAAGATTTGGCGATGCTCGAAGCGGAACTGAAAATGATGGAGGGTTAATGACCCCTAATAAATACTGGCAGAATTACGATGCGATTAAATGGGGTCGGCAAGTTTCTCCTCCGCGCATTGCTTCGGTAAGATCCGAACGGGCTTTTGTTGTGATGAAAGACATCGACCCATTCGTTTCGCCCATTGATGGGAAAATGGTGGGTAGCCGTTCATCATTGCGTGAGCATGAAAGGCGGCATAGTGTTCGCCAAATTGGCAACGATTGGTCGGGAAGTGAACGTCCAAACAATTGGGACCAGATAAAAAATGACTGAAACTGAGACAAGCACCCCAGAGCCGGGGCCAGCGTCAGAAACACCGACTACGCTTGACGGAGTTCTGGAAAGCGTAATTAGCGGAGAGTTCACGGGCGGCGAACCGGAACCCACTCTTAGAGAGCCACGAGCACTCGCCGGAGAATCAAGCGCGGAAGATGTCGAAGTCCAGCCGGACCCATCGGACGAATCCGCCGAGGGCCAAGATGACGCAGACGTAGAGGCCACTCCCGACGATGGGGAGCCAGTGCCGGATGTACTTTCTGCGCCAAAGACATGGCCCGCTGAACACCGTGAGGCGTTTGAGCATCTTCCTGAAGACCAGCAGAACTTTATGCTGCATCGGGAGCAAGAACGTGATGCGGCGTTCACTCGCAAGACGACTGAACTCGCAGAGCAGCGACGTGGAGTGGAAAGTTTGCAAGGAGTTCTGGCACCGTACCGGCAGCAGATGCAGGCCAACGGCATTAGCGAGGCTGAGTATGTCTCGCGGCTGATGTCCTACGATAATGCGCTACGGCAGAACCCGCAGATTGCGCTTCAACATCTCGCCCAGCACTACGGAGTTAAATTGTCGTCTGGTGATTCGGGTGTGGATTGGGACGAGGAAACAACTTTCGATCCACAGATTCAGCAACTGCAACAGGAACTCGCCAAGACGCAGGCGCATGTTCAATCGATGCACCAGTCGCAGATCAACGCTCAGCAACAGCAACTTGTGGATCAGGTTGAGTCTTTCGCTTCTGTTAAGGATGTGAAGGGAAAGCTCAAGCACCCGCATTTTGAAAAAGTGCGCGAACGGATGGGGCGGTTGGTAAATGCTGGAGAGACCACGGATTTGAATGTCGCGTATGACATGGCGCTTCGATTAGACGATGATCTTTACAAAGAGATTATCGCCAGTGAGCGTAAGGATGTGGCGGAAAAGGAAAATGGCAGACGCAAGGCGGCTGTCGAAAAAGCCAAGAAGTCACAGCCAATACACGGCAGCGGATCGCCTCCGGGCGGCACCGTAAAGCAATCCAGTCTCGACAATATTTTACGCGATTCGATTGGAACAACTGTATCTGGGTAAGTCTTGTTGCCCCTTGATGGGAGCAATCTGACATGGCTACATCTCCAAATAGTACATACACGGAGATCGTGACCACGACGCTTGCCGGTTATTCCAAGACGATGGCGGACAACGTGACCAACAACAATGCGTTGCTGCGTCACATCGACCAGAAGGGGAACAAGAGCCCCGCAACTGGTCGCACCATCGTTCAGGAGCTTGAGTACGCTACGAACTCGACCACCAAATGGTATTCGGGTTACGAGGTGCTTGATACTTCAACCAGCAATGTCTTCACCGCTGCCGAGTTTAACTACAAGCAGTTGGCGGGGAACGTGGTTATCTCCGGTCTTGAGCAGGTCGAGAATTCCGGCCCAGAGCAGATTTTCAATCTGTTGAAAAGCCGCATTCGGAACCTTGAGAAATCGCTCAAGAACACGATGGCGACCGCATTGTATGCGGACGGCACCGGGACTGATTCCAAGGAACTAGGTGGTCTGCAACTGATTGTCCCCGGCACCGTAGGTAATACGGTTGGGGGAATCAATTCTGGCACCTACACGTTCTGGGCAAATCAGGTGTACGACTTCTCGACCGAGACCGTTACCCCTTCTGCTACCACGATCCAGACGGCCATGAATACTCTTTGGCTTGCCTGTATCCGTGGCGCGGATCGGCCAGACGTGATCGTCGGGGATACGGTTTATTTCGGGTACTACTGGGCGTCGTTGCAGACGAACCAGCGGTTTACCTCTGATGAATCGGCATCAGCGGGTTTTATGAACCTGATGTTCATGGACGCGCCGGTCTACTATGACGATCAATGTCCTGCTTCCAAGATGTATTTCCTGAATACGGACTATCTGTTCCTAAGATATGCCGAAGGTCGGGAATTCGTGCCTCTTGGTGAGAAGGCTTCCGTAAACCAGGATGCGCTTGTCATGCCTGTTGCTTGGGCCGGGAATATGGCCGTTAGCAACCGCGCGCGGCAGGGCGTCATTCAAGCCTAGAGGAGGAGCTAATGCCTTATACAACGCAAAGTGCCGTTGGCATTGACTTCGACGGTGGGACGGAATCAACCCCGTCTCAGGCCCTTGGGACTCGAATGGTGGCGACTGATGCTTCTGAATGGGTCTACGTCACGGCGGGCAGCGCTGTTGCCCAATATGACGTTGTTGCCATCACGGAGGCATATTCCGCCGTTCCGATAACCAAGGCCCTTGTCGACTCTGGTGAACTTGTCGCGTCGGCCCCAGAAGCGATTTCGAGTGGGGAATACGGATGGGTTCAGATGGGAGGCGTATGCACGATTAACGTGCTGGCGTCTGCTGCTGCCGATGTGATCTTGTATTCTAGCGCCACTGCTGGAAGCCTGGATGACACCGCAACCTCTCAGACGAGAGTTGATGGAATCAAACTGACAACGGCACGGGGCGGAACAGCGGGAAGCGCCGCTGCTCTTGCTTCGTATCCGAAATCGTTTGTGATCTAAGAAGGGAGTGGGGGGCCTTATGGTCCCCCACAACTGCTTATGAGCAACATTCGCGTTGAGATATTCGCGGGAGAAAACGGCGGTCCCGATCTGGTGGAAATACGCCGAGTCGGAGACATGAACACAGTGCTCTATAAAGTTTCCGAGAAAGTGGATTATCTGAGGGAAAACTTTCCTGCTGAATATTCGGCCTATAAAAAAGGCGGAAGCGGGAAGGTGCGCCCAAGAGGGACTCCCTTAACCGAGTTGAAAGGTGTCGGGGAGCGCAAGCAAACAGTCTTGATTCATCAGGACGTGAATACGGTCGAGGAGTTGGCCGATCTTTCGGACGCCTCTGTAGGCGCGTTGGGCGCGGGGACCGTTGATCTTCGCAAAAAAGCCCGAGACTATATTGCGGCCCGTGAAGGCATGAGGCCGATACAGGCGGTTGGATGACACTACTCACAATCTGCCAGGACGCTGCGAAAATAATCGGCATTACTGCGCC